ATGAAGCAAGTGCTAGATCTTTCCAGAATAAGATCAAGTTTATTACTCAAGAAGAGAAGACTGGTGCTGCTGGAACTGCGGTAGTATCTGGACTTGGAACTATTTCCTCGGTTGTTATTTCTGATGGTGGTATTGGATACTCTACTGCAACAGTAAGTTTTGGATATACCTCTTCTTCTAGAGCATTTGGTTCAGTTACAATTAGTGCGGGAGGAACAGTAACAGGTGTTGCAATTACAGATCCTGGAGTAGGGTACACAAATACAAATCCACCAACTGTTCTGTTCTCACCTCCTGCATATACAGAGGAGGAAGTTTCTGTTAATAATTACTATGGAGATAATGGTATTATTGTTGGATTTGGATCTACATCAGTTGGAGCTGGAACTACTCAATTAATCTTTGATGTTCATATTCCATATGATTCGTTCCTTAGAAATAGTAACATTGCAGGGACAGCAGTCACCATTACTTCTATTCAACAATATGATTACTTTATTGTTAGAAGATCCAATGTTGGTCTTGCATCAACATCAGTAACATCTTTTGATGACTCTGGAGCAATCGTTGGTGTTGGTACTTCATTTGCGGATAATGTCTATCAAGTTGCCTCTATTGAAGGATTGACAACTAGTGTTTCTGGAATCACAACAAATGTCAAGAGGTTATTTGTTAATGTCAATGGATTTGCTGATGGTTTCTCTGGAATAACAACTTCTGGAGATGGTTTAGGGCAATTTAGCTGGGGCAAAATTGAAGTGGTTGATCGTGGCAACACGAATACATATAATGCATATACACAATCTGGAGTGGGTCTCACAGAGGGATCTGGTATTACGACATCAACAATGATCGTAAGATCTAATTTCCTGAAGTCCTCAAATTATATCTAGACTTTCGTTAATAAATAAAGAAAAACTCTGTCCAAAATGGCTGCCATTATAACTGATCAGATTAGGATATTAAATGCTAAAAATTTTGTTGCTGGGGTGACAAACTCCAGCAATTCTTATTATTCTTTTGTTGGTCTGACTAATCCTGCAGATTATCAATCTGACTGGGATCAGGGT